ACTGGAATCGTGGAGGTTTCAATCGGGATGATCGCACAGATCCTCAGGGCGGGCTGGTCGACCGGGAGCATGGCGCTGCGGTGTGTCGACGGTATCCCCGCTGATGCGCAACTGACAGCGATAACGACCATGCCCCACGACCGGGTTCGGATCTACTTTCGGAGTCAGGAGCTTCCGGCCCAAGACAGGCCGCCCGTGATCGTGGCGCGTTACGGGTCCGTCGATGTAGGCGCCTACACCACCGCGATGCACCTGGTGAGACTCCAGGATTTCCTCGCGGCCGTTCCCGTGAAGCGGCAGCGGGGTCGCATCGCGACCTGGCTCCGCATCGGGAGCTGGGAGCGCGCCCGGATCGACGCTCTCAACCAGGCGTATGCGGCGGTGATCACGTACATCGAGGGCGTGTTTCCCAAAGCGCCCGAGATAGCCATGGCGATCCGCGAGGCCATGGCCGCGAAGGCAAAGGGGGAACCGGGCGCATGAATCTTCCATGCGTATGGCACGGCGAGCGGCGTAACCCATTGTCTATCAACAAGTGGGTCCTAACTGACGCGTTTCAGACGGATAGCGCTGCGCACCGTTTCTCTCTCCGCGTTCGATCGGAAACTGGGTCGTCCCCCACAATAAGCAAGGCGATGCAATGAGTTACGGCAGTGCTTCACTCTAAGACATCACCCAAGAGGACCCCTCGGGTGGGCTCGGGACTCAAATCTGCAATCGCCGCCGAGACCCCCACGTCTACCCGCGCGCGACCTACCAGGCGACCGAAGCCGGTCATGAATCCGGATCCGGCAGGGAGCAAGCGGGAGTTCCTCGGCACCCGCGCGTACGCGCGCCGCCGGAAGGACCTGGGCCTCAGCGGGACGTGTCAGAAGGCGGTGCAGAAAGCTCTCCAGGAGGGCAGAATTTTTCGATCCTGCCCCGATCACCGACGATGTCCGAAAGGCTGCTCCTCGCTTCAGGCCGGCATCGATCCCGATCTGGCCGATGCGGACTGGGAGCAATGGACCAGCCGCCCCCCAGGGGAGCCAACTGCCGCCAGCGAGGGTGCCATCAACATGGCTCTCAAGAACCGGAAGCTGCGACTCGAGCTGGCGGAACTGCACCAACTGACACTCCGGAGGGCGGATGTCGAAGCAGAGCGGCTACGGGATGGGAAGGCGACACTTCGGGAACTGATGCTCGTCTGCCGGCGGTGGTCGGGACGACTGGCCACGATGTCCGATCCCAGGGAGATACAAACCCTGACAGAGGATGAGATCCGTGACGCCCTCGACAGCGCAACTCGACATCTCATCCGCACCAAGCCTCGATGACGTCGAGGCGGAGCTCGCCCTTCTTCCGAGCGCCGTAGACTCGACTCTCCTGCCCTACATTGCGGGGCTGGAACCGCCGGTTCGATTGACCGTCTCCGAGTGGGCAGATGCTCACCGCATCCTCCCCGACGATGCCAAAGAACCGGGCCGGTACAGAACAGACAGGGCACCCTACCTGCGCCCGATCATGGACGCCCTCAGCTCGGACTCGCCCTACAGCGTGGTGGTCTTCAAAAAGGCCACCCAGCTTGGCGCAACAGAATGCGGCAACAACTGGCTGGCCTACCTGATCGAGCACAGCCCGCAGACGGTCATCTACATCATGCCGACCGACGATCTGGCCAAGCGGGCGAGTCGACAACGGATCGAACCGATGATCCGTGACTGCGATCTCCTGCGCGGCCTGGTCGAGGCCGACGAGAACAGGCCTGGAAGCGCGCGCAAGTCGAGGCGCGAGACGGTCCGAGAGAAGTATTGGGCCGGCGGCCGCCTCACGCTGGTATCGGCGAAAAGCTCGGCCGGCCTGAAGAACCTTTCGGCGCAGAACCTATTCGCCGATGAGCTCGACGAGTGGCCGCGCCAGGTGGGGAAGCAGGGGGATCCCTTCGCCGTCGCCCGCAAGCGGCTCGACGCGTTCGCCGGCCAGTCGAAGGTCTTCGCCGTGTCATCACCCACAGCCGTGCCGAGCCGTATTTGCGAGCTGTACGACCTGACCGATCAGCAGGTGCTCGAGGTCCCCTGCCCTCACTGCCAGCACTACCAGGTTCTCACGTTCGATCCTCCCACCGGCGGCCATATCCGCTGGCCTGAGGGGATGCCCGAAGAAGCCTACATGGTCTGTGAAGCCTGCGGTGGCATCGTCACCGAGGAACAGAAGCCGGCGATGCTGGCTGGGTCGCGCTTCAGCCCTACGGCCAAGGGTCGTCCGGGTTGGATCGGATTCGCAGTTTCGGCGCTCTACTCGCCGTTCTTCCGGTGGCGGGACTGTGCCGAGCAGTGGCTGGACGCGAAGGGAGATCCGGAGCAAATGCGGACGTTGGTCAACACAGTGCTGGGCGAGCCATATAAGGACGACCTGAAATCGGTCGAAGTGGACGACCTGACGTCCCACGTTGAGGAATACGGATGCGAGGTGCCCAGCGGCGTCCTCGCCATCACCGCTGGGTGGGACACCCAGGACAACCGCGTCGAGGGCGTCGTGATCGGGTTTGGTCTGGGCCTCGAGGCGTGGGTGCTGGGGTATCATCGGATCTACGGGGATCCCGACGAACCGGACTTCTGGGGTCCGGTGGATGACCAGATCAACCACCTATACCAGCACGCGGACAAGTACTCGATTCCGATCGCCTGCGCCATGGTCGACTCGCGCGGGCACAAGACCGATGCGGTCTATGCCTACTGCCGGGGTAAGGAGGCGCGCCGGATCTACGCGATCGCGGGCGTGGCTGACAACGGGCGCCGGCCCCTGGTCGGCCCACCCATGCAGAAGCGGACCGGCACGAACCAGCGACACTGCGAGCTGCGCGACGTCTGCACCGACATCGCCCGCGGTCACGTCTATGCCAAGCTCAACGTGACCGAACGCGGGCCGGGGTTCTGGCACTTCCCTTCCGATGATGACGGCCGCGGCTGTAACGTCGAGTTCTTCCGCCAGCTCTGCGGGATGGAGTTCGAGGAACGCATCGTTCGCGGTCGGTCGGTCCGCATCTGGAAGCTGAAACAGCACCGACGAAAGGAAAGCCTCGATGCCGTCTGCTATGCCCTGGCTGCGCTCCATCAGCTGAACCCCGAATGGAACGAACTGGCGAAGCGGCGGGAACAGCAGGCCATGCGGGCGAAGCTACCCCCGGCGACCAGCCCCACGGGACAGCCGGCACCGCGGCCGAACCGCCCGCCAGGCCTCCCGGGTCCGGGTCGGCGCCCAGGCCCCGGCACCCATCGCTGGTGGTGACGGGGGGGGGACGACCTTAGGTGACGACCAAAATAGTTCTTGACGTCGTACGCCCCCACTGATCTACCCATGGTGACCGGATGGAGGGCCCGAGTTGAGCACCCCAACGGTCGCACCCGACAAATTCACGCGGGGCCTGACGGTCAAGTGGATCTTCGACGCCGGAGATGACTACCGCCCCGGTGCTGGCCGGACCCTCACTTATTACTTCACCTGCGCCACGGACCATCAATCGATCGTCGCCACGGACAACGGCGACGGGCGGTTCCTCGCCATTATCCCCTGCGCGGCCGAGGGGGAGGGTGTTACCTCCTCCTCCTTCGTCGCGCCTCGCTATCACTTCGAGGCCTGGTTCAGCGATGAGGTTGAGGACGAGGTCTTCCGGCTCGACCAGGGCTGGGTCGACGTAGAGGCCTCACCCGACGCCAACGTCGACAGGCGCAGCTTCGCGCGCAAGGCATTGGATGACATCCGTGCCTGCATCGCCGGCCGGTTGCCCAAGGCGCACGTCGCGCAGTATGCCGTGTCCGCGTCGGGTGAACAATGGAGCACCGGCTACGTCCCCACCGGCGCGGACCTCCTGCGGGTTGAGGCCTACTTCGCCGAGATCGTCCGGGCGGAGGATGCCCGGGACCGTCAGGCTCGTGGACTTCCCGCCGGCAATCGCGTGCTGACGGAGTTCCGGCGATGAAGCTGACGGATCCCCTGGGTTTGCGATCCCTCCGCGAGGAGCTCGTCGGAGCCCAGGGCCAGCTTTCCGCGGCGACCGAGGAGCTGACGGCGGCGCGCTCCCAGATCTCACAACTCGACGCCAAGGTCGCCGGCGTCCGCCAGCGCACGGGGCGCGCATTCGCGGCCGGGTACGGGCGTGGGCGCATGCACCGCGATCTAGCCGCCGGCTACACCGGTCGCCTGGCGGCGGACTGGTCGACGGCCTCGAAGCGGGCCGACGCAGTTGTTCATCGGTTCCAGAGGATCGTCCGCGCCCGAAGCCGAACGGAGTACTTCAACAGCGGATGGGTTCGGAAGTTCTGCTCACTGCTGGAGCAGAACATGGTCGGCGCGACCGGCGTCTCGCTCCAGGCCCGCATCCGAGATGAGAACGGTGAACCAGACGTGGCGGCTTGCCGAGTCGTTGAAGAAGGGTGGGCGGCCTGGTGGGGGACAACCCTCTGTGACTCGCGCCGCATGCAGGATGGCGTCGGGCACGAAACCCAAGCGGCCCGCCAGTACGGCATGGATGGGGAGATCGTTGCGGTAACCGACTTCGCCCTCGACGCCGGCGCCCCCGCGATGTCGCTGCGCATCGTGGATCCGGAGCTGCTCGACATCAACCGCAACCAGGACCTCGGCGGCGGCCGCCGTATCCGCCTCGGCGTGGAGACCGACCCCATCGGCCGGCCGGTGGCCTACCACTTCTCGACTGATCCGGCGACCTATGACAGCTCGCCGCGCGGATCGTTTTCTGGTCAGGCAGTACGGATCGAAGCCGAGCGAGTGGTCCACTCGTTCTACCCGGACCTGCCCGGGCAGTCGCGTGGCCTGCCCTGGACGATGGCGGGACTCTGGGATGCGCACATGCTGGACGAGTACGGCGGGTCCGCATTGACCGCCGCGCGGATCGGCGCCGACAAATCCGTTTGGATCAAGGATTCCGGATCCACCGGCTATGTCGGTGAGCGCACAGATGAGAGCGGCAACCAGATCGCCGCCTCCTCTCCCGGCGAGTTCGGGATTCTCACGGGCACGCAGTCCCTGGAGCCCTGGTCGCCCGACTATCCCCGCGGCGAGATGCCCGGGTTCGTGAAGCTCTACGCCAGGAAGATGTCCGCGGCCTACGGCGTGCTCTACAACTCGCTGGCCAACGACCTCGAGGGCGTCAATTACAGCTCGCTGCGCTTCGGCTCCCAGGAAGAGCGGGAGGCGTGGAAGATTCGCCAGGCCTTCTTCATCCTGTCGTTCTACCGCCAGGTCTACGTGCGCTGGCTGCGCTTCATGCTGCAGTGGGGAAACCTCGTCATCCCGACCAAGAACGGCCCACGTCCCCTGGCGATGGACCAGGAGCGCCGCTTTCATGCGGTCCACCTGCAGGGCCGGCGCTGGGACTGGGTCGACCCGCTGAAGGACTGGGAGGCGGTCCGGATCGCGCTGTCGCTCAACGCTACGACGCTCACCCAGGTGATCCGCGAGCGGGGCGGGGATCCGACATCGCTCTGGGACGAGCGGGCCCGGGAGATCGAATACCTGAAGGCAAAGGGCCTGAACCCGGATGTGAGTGCGGTCAAGGGCGCGGCCACGGCGCTTCTCGTCGACGAGCCCGTGACGACCCCAAAGGAGGATACCGGAGATGGCAGTGCGGACGCTTGATCCCCAGGAAAAGGCTCAGCTTCTACAGCGGATCAACTCGGGGCTCGACGCGCGCGGGATCGACCTGGGCAAGCCGAGGCTGGTTGCGGAAGTTGACCGGGCCGCGATCGACGTCGACGGACGAAGGTTCACCTACTCCTTCTCGTCTGAAACCCCCGTCGAGCGGTGGTGGGGAATCGAGATTCTGAGCCACGACCCGAAGGACGTTGACCTTTCCCGGTTCGCGGCGAAGGCGATGGCGCCGCTGCTCGTCGACCATGACTGGCGGATTGAGCGCCAGGTGGGCGTGATCGAAGAGGCCACGATCGACGGGCAGCGCAAGAAGGGTTACGCCACGGCCAGGATGTCGAAGAAGGCGTTTGCCGAAGAGCAGTGGCTGGAGCTCCAGGACGGGCAGATCGGCAACATCTCCGTCAGTTACGACATCCTCGACATTGTGCTCGTGGAAGAGAAGAAGGGGGCGCCGCCCGTCTATCGGTGCAAGTGGAGGCCCTACGAAAACTCGCTGGTTCCCGTCGCGGCGGACATCAAGGTCGGCGCCGGACGGGGTTTGCAGTCACCGACCGCACCTGTCACCCCAACCGAGGAGGTCCGAATGGATCCCGAGAATCCCACCCAGATGGGGGCGGCCGTAGGAACCGCCACCACGCCGGCGCCGCCGCCGGCGGCGACTCCGGCCCCGGACATCCGGGGCGCCATTCCCGGCGCGGATCCGCTGCAGGGAGAGCGCCAGCGCGTTGCCGAGATTATGGCGGTAGCGCTGCACATCAACCAGCCCGGCGTCATGGAGATCGCGCGCTCCTTTGTCACGAACGGTGGCACTCCGGACGAGTTCCGCGTGGCTGCCTTCCGCAAGGTCCACGGTGAGAGTTCCATCGTTCCGGTCACCGACGGACCGAATCTCGGACTGAACGGCAGAGAGCTCAAGCGGTTCAACCTGATGCGGCTCGTGCGGCACATGTGCAACCAGGCCTCCCCGACCCTGCGAGCGGAGGCGGCGTACGAGATCGAGACGTGCGCGGAGTACCGCAAGAAGACTCGGGGCGAACAGAGCAGGGACCTGGAGCTCAGCTACCACATTCCCGGTGAGGTCCTCGACTACATCGGGCGCCAGTACCAGGCCAGGCAGTTCGCCCGGATGGGCCATCTCCGCGCCCTCCAGAGCCTGATGGAGGGGCGGGACTTCCGCGCTTCCGATATGGCCGTCGGCACGCCCGGCCTCGGCGGCTATACCGTCGAGACCTCGGTGCTGGGTGATCAGTTCATCGAGCTGTATAAGGCGCAGGCCGTCACCATGGGTCTCGGTCGCGTGGTCGGAGGCGCGATCGGCAACGTGCAGATCCCGAGCCAGACAGGCGGATCGACCGGCTACTGGGTTGCCGAGGGTGTCGACGTGACTGACTCGGCGCTCGCCATGGGTCAGCTCCTGATGACCCCGAAGACCGCTGGCGGCTACATCGACGCGACGCGGCTCCTGCTCATGCAGTCCTCGATCGACTTCGAAAACCTGATGGTCGAGGACCTCACAGGCGTGGTTGCCAACACCATCGACATCGCCGGAATCAAGGGCGGAGGCGCCGGGCAGATCTCGGGCATCCTGACCCTTCCGTCCGGCATCGGCAACGTCAACATGGGCGATAACGCCGGCGCGATGACCTGGCCCAAGATCGTGGAGTTCGAGACCACCGCGGCGGTCGCCAACGCCCCGACGCGCAGGCCCGGCTGGCTCACCAACCCGAAGGTGCGCGGCGCGGCCAAGACCACCCTGCGGACGGTCACCTACGGCGAGAAGCCGCTGTGGGATGACCAGCAGCCGAACACCCCGCTGAACAACTACCCCGTCTGGGTCACGAACAACGTCCCGAGCAACTACACCAAGGGCTCGCACGGCACGGCCGACCTGTCGGCCCTGATCTTCAGCACGAACTGGGACGACCTGGTCTACGTCCTCTGGGGCGGCCTCGAGATCGGCGTCTCGAGCGAGGCGCTGTTCCTCTCCGGCGGCAAGCGGATCCGCGTCCTGCAGACCGTGGACGGCGGCCTGCGGCACCCGGCGGCGTTCGTGATCTCGGACGAGATCACCACTTCCTGATCGACGGAACGGAAGATCTAGCCCGGGGGCGCACCGCGCGTCCCCGGGTGGATTAGGAGGAGACCCCGATGAAGCAGACACTGACCATCCTAGTCGCCGGACTCCTTGTGGCGTTTCTCGTCCTCGCCCCCGGCGCCGCCCTGGCCAGAATCGACCTGGTGCACGACGCGTCCGTTAAGCAATCTAGCTCCTACACCGGGAAGGTGGCCGCCGGGTTCGGCACGAGCATCGACCTCGGTGTCGGTAATCCGTACGGTGGCGCGCTGTTTATCCTGAATGTGGGAGCCTATGCGGACTCGGCCAATTCCGGCAAGTACGTGTTCGCACTCCAGGAGTCCGACAACGACACAACGTTCACATCTGTTCCGGCGAGCCGGACGATCGGCACATTGCCAACATTGACCGACTCGGCCGACGGCTCGCAGGTCTACCAAGTTCAGGTGATCCGGAACAAGCGATACGTCCGGCCGGCCTGGACGGTGGTCGGAGCGTCGAGCGACACGACCGCCTGCCCGTTCACGATTCTGTTCGTAAAGATCGACCCGAAGTACCGGCCGGCGCAGTAGGCCACGAACGCGCCAGGGGTCTGACCGCCGGCGCAGGGGAGAGGTAAGTGGAAATCAAGATGTTGTACGGGGTCGTCGGTGACCTCGGGGTGGAGCTGGACGCAGGCAAGACCTACATCGTCGGGGAGCACTGCACGGAGAAGTTCGCGAAGGCGATGCACGACCGTGGAACCGGGGCCTATGTGCCCACCGGAACCGGCTCCCAGCCCACGCCTCCTCCGGTCTGGATCCAGATTCTGAAGGAGGGGCCAGGCCTGCGCATCGGGCCGGACGGGCAGCCGATGAAGGACACCCTCAAAGAGGGCGCGGCCTACTGCGTGCCGTTCGGCTACGCGGTGCAGGCGATCGGTGATGGCTCGGCCAAGATGATCGCGGCGCCGAGCGCGTCGAGTGATCTGCCTGCGGCCGCGCCGGCGGGTGATGCCCCGAGTGCGAAGGAGGGTGGCAGGGGCAGGGCCGGGGCCAGGTAGATGCCCCTCGATGTGGACTTCTCGGTCTTCTTCGATGCGACCGAGCACGGGGAGCTGGCGACCATCAACGGCGTCGCTGGTATCACCGTGCTCTTCGCCAACCCGGACCTGATCGAGCAGGACATCGACGGGAACGTGCCGACCCTGCTATGCACCGAGGTCGACGTGCCGACGGGCACGGTGGAGGGCTCACCGGTGGTGGTGCGCGGCCGCGTCTACAAGGTTGCGGCGCTGGCGCCCGGAGGCCTCGGCGCCGTGGCAATCAAGCTGGAGTACGTGAGCGGATGACCTTCGAGCACGACACTGCGCCGTTCGATGACTGGGGAACGACGCTCACCGTGGACAAGGACGGATCCGAGCTGACGGTCCTCCTCGGGCGGCCTTATGCCGAGGATGAGGAGATCGCGGGTGAGCGGATCACCGGACTCGTCCATTCGATTCCTGACCTCGTCGAGGGAGACATTCTCAGCCGAGGCCGGGAGCTCTTTGGAGTCGTCGGTGTTCACCCGACATCCGATGAGCGGGCGTCCACCATCGCCCTTGAACATCGCGGCTATCGCGCCGACGTGTTCGCCAACCTCGATCTCGTCGCCCTCGGCGGACCCCTGCGCGTCGCCTGGATCGACGAAGCCTACCCGGGCTACCCCTACGTCGAGGACGAGCCCCCGAATCACGACGCAACCCTGACGACCCTCCGGGCCGGGAGTCCTGCCGGGCACGTTCTGTTCTTTGTCGGCCCGATCACCGCGGAGATGGTTCCCGCGGCCGCTCGCATCGACTCGGCCGAGCTCTGGGTACACGCCGACGTCGGCGGCGCCGTGCAGTGGGAGGTGCACCAGGTCCTGGCCAACGTCACGCGCTCACGCATCGACTGGCTGCAGGCGTCTACGCCTCCCGGCCACACCTGGGCGACACCTGGCTGCGGAGGCTCGGGCGTTGACTACGCCGCGGCGAACCTGGGCTCCGGCGACGAGGTCCCGGCCGGTTGGTCTGTCCTGGCCTCCGGAGGGGCCCTGGGGCGCCTCCTGAACGCCAACCGAGCCGCGGTGGTGTCTTTCGTCGTCCGAGCCACGGGTGGCGCCGAGGCGAGCTTCGACAGCGAGCTGGTGTCCAATGGCGACCTGCGGCCGTACCTGCGGATCCGCTACTCGGTCTCGAGGGTGTGACATGCAGGGCACGATGCGCATGAACTGGGATGACCGGAAGGTGGTGCTGGCCGTCGTCGAATACCAGAAGGTCTACCACGCCTCGGTCGTGCGGGCCGTTCGGCGCTCGTTGCAGTGGGCTCAGACGCGGGTGATTCGGGAGGTCGCGTCGACCTGTGGGATTGATCCGCAACGGCTGGTCCGTCGGCGTGTCCGCGTGACAGTGTACAACGGCACGATCGTCCGCGGGGTCATTTCGATTCAGGTCAACAACATCCCCGTCATCAAGCTCCGGGGCGTCATGGACACCGGCGTGCAGTCGGGGATGGTTCGCACCGGCAAGGGCGTGCGCGTCCCCGGCAAGAGCATGGGCAGGTTCTACCGGGACGCCTTCATCGCTCCCGGCCTCGGGGCGAACTGGCAGGTCTTCCGCCGCAAGGGAAAGGACCGGCTGCCCCTCGAGGCGCTCAAGGTTCCGATCCGCGACCAGGCCACCGCGGCGATCGAGAAGTGGGTCAACGCTTCCCTCCCCATGGTTAGTGCGGAGGTTGCGCGCCAGCTCGCCCTGCGCAAGGTGATCTCTTCCGCGTCCGTTTCCGTGAGTGCGTCCGATGGCGAGTAAGAGGAAGGCGATCCGCACCGCTGTTGCTGCGGCGCTCATGGATCTGACCACGACCGAGGATCGGGTCTACACCGGCAGGGTGTACCCGAGCGGGGCGGCCAATGTCCCTGGGCTGAACATCACGACGCCCTCAGACCGGAAATCGGGGACGTTCCCGGCTAACCGCAACGCGCAGGTGCGAGAGCTGACGGTCCGAATCGAAGCCCGCGTAAAGCCGGCCGACGGGGACATCTCTCCCCAGGATCAGCTCGACGACATCGACGATGAGACCCAAACGAGACTCATGGCCGACCCGACGCTGAGCGGCCTGGTGCTGCATGGGGCTCCGGGGGACTCCAGCTTCACCTTGTCGGGCAAAACAAACCGCCCCACGGGCTATGCGCAGATCGAATGGATCTGCGAGTACCTGGTCGACTGGAACACGTAAGGAGGAACGGCCATGAGTATCACGGGTGTGAAGGTCGGCTCGGGCCGCAGACTCTACGTGGGAGCCGCGCCGGAGACCACGTTCGGATCCGAAGCGACGTTGACGCACTGCCTGACTCATCCGTGTGACGAGAACCCGCTGGAGATCACGCAGGAGCGGATGTCCAACTCCGGTTTTGCGTCTGGAAACACGAGCGACCACGAGTCGGGCCACATCGTCATCGGCTCCTACCTGAACAAGCCCCTGTCCCTGTACGCGACCCTTGAGGCCATCGGAATCTTCTTGTCCAAATGCATGAACGGCGGCGACACCAAGTCGGGGACGACGCCGACCTGGGTGCACGACCTGGCGTACGCCGCGCTTCCGGCCAGCCTCCCCGGCATGACGATCGAAGACCACCTTTCCAGCAACGTGGGTGTCGCCGCGACGGACCGCAAGCACCTGGGCGTGTGCATCGACTCGTTCGAGTTCACGTTCTCGCAGGAAGGCCGGGCCCGAATCCGCGTGGGTACGATGGGCTCCGGCAAGCTCGGGACGGTGGGCACGATCACCGAGAGCGGCCTGGTGATTCCCACGGAGCTAATCGAGGCTCCCAAGTGTCGCGTCACCATGGAGGCCTGTCCTTCCAATGGGACAACGGCGTGGGACGGCAGCCTTGAGGTCAGCGCGACGCCGGGTGTGTTCCCAACCATTGACTCCGCAGCGACGGACATTTCGGACTACATCGAGGAGTTCACCTTCCGCGTCCTGATGGGCGGTGTGGGGAAGTTCAGGACCGGGAGCAGCATCGGAGCGGGCGTCAACTGGAGCCGGGTGTTCCCCCGCGCGCGCAAGGTGGAGGTCGAGTTCAAGGCGATCTATGGAAGTCCGCTGGAGGCGCTGCTTCACGCGGCGGCCGATAGCACGGCCGCGGACCAGAAGGAAAAGACCATCCTCCTGAACATCGCGTCGGACACGGCCAATCACGGAGGTGCGTTCGCATTCCCTGTCTGCGTCATTCAGCCGGAAAGTCCGTCGGGGCTGTCCGGTGTCAGCGTGCTGGAGCCGTCGTTCAAGTTCGAGTCTCGGGTGTGCGCTGCCTACCCACCGATCGTTGCCAAGATCGCGGACGGTAGCGCGTCGATCTACGCATAGGGGGAGGGACTGTGGGCAACATCAATCTGGAAAACATGATTCCGCAGGTGGACGG